AGGAAGACTCCTCCGAAGAGCCCTCCTCTGCAACTATGTAACCCTGTAACCGGGTCCAGAAACCAAGGGGATTGGGGTGGTAACACGATCTGACCTACAAATGATCGAGCAGGCAGTAAAACGCGGCTGGGCAATACCCGACGCGGTTTTTTCTCAGTTGCCGGAACAGATGGCGAAGATTGCACGATCCGGAAAGCCGCGGGAAGCTGTTCGGGCTGCTGCAATTTTGGTCCAGATGAATCTGCACAACGGGCAACCGGCAGTAAAACTTCCGGCAACTCACGTGCACGCTCACGCTCATTTACCCGTCCCGCCGAGTCAGGCAGCAAATGGAGACTCCGCCGCACCAACTGACGCTCCAAGAATTGAACTCATTGAGCGAATCCGAACTCGCCTCGCTGACGCCAGTGGAGCAGTCAGCCCTGTTGCAGTTGATCGACCAACTACAGGCGGAGGAGCGGGAGCGGATCCGGTCGGAGTCACGACTGGCAAACCGCGAGAAGGTGGCAAAGCACCGGGCAGCGCTGCGGGAAATCGGCGAGATTCCGCCCGTGGTCGATCCCGGAAAACGGGCTGAGTGCGACGCTTCGCTGGCCGCGTTCCTCCAGACCTGTTTTCCGGACATTTTCCACCTCAAATTTTCCACCGCTCACCTCGAACTCATTGCGGCCGTTGAGCGGGCTGTGTCGATCGACGGGAACGAAGCGTTTGCGTGCGAGCGGGGCTTCGGGAAGACGCAAATCTCCATCGGTGGAGCATTGTGGGGCTGTCTCACTGGCCGCGTTCGCTACGCTATGATAATCGCGGCCAACATAGATATGGCCACGAGTCAGCGGGAAGGTATCAAACGCCGCCTCGAAACGTCTCAGCCGCTGTACGACCTCTACCCGGAAATCTGCTATCCCATGCGGACGCTGGCCGGATCTCTGAAAATGTCCGCCACCTACCGTGGGCAACTGGTCCGCATTCGCTCCCGCCCTGATCTGGTTCTCCCCTGCATCGCTGGTGCACCTGGATCCGAGGCTGTGATTGCGTGCACCGGTATCGACAGCAGCAGCATCCGCGGCAGGTTCTATGACCGGGCCGACGGCACGACCGCCCGCCCTGATCTGGTCATGCTGGACGACCCGCAGGACGACGCGACCGCCAGGCAGCCGGAACTGGTAAAAAAACGCTCAATCAAAATCCGCCAGGCCGTGACTGGGATGCGGGGGCCGGGGCGAAAATTGGCTATGCTCATGCCGTGCACCGTGATTGCCAAAAATGACCTCGCAGACGAATTCACTGACCGGCAGCGACGCCCTGAGTGGTCCGGCCGGCGAATTGCCGCCATGCCTTCCATGCCGCTTGACCTCGACGCAGAGCACCCGTTGTGGCACAAATACGACGAACTCCGCCGCGAGGACCTGGCGACGGGCGACAAGACGAGGCAGCGGGCCACGGATTTCTATTTGAGCAACCGCGAAGCGATGTCTGCAGGGGCGGAAATCACATGGCCCGACCGCGTGGAGTTGGGGTGTGTAGACGCTCTGCAGGCTCTGATGGACAAATACCTTTCAGACCGGCAGGCCTTCCTCGCAGAGCAGCAACAGAACCCGCAGGGCGATGAAGACGTTTCGGCCTACCTCGACTTCAACGGCATCGTCGGGCGGTTCAACGGTCTCCGCCGCGGGCAACTGCCACCCACTGGTTCGCTGCTCACGACTTCCATCGACGTGCAGGAGCACCTGCTGTACTGGCTGCAGATCCTGTGGGCTGACGACCTCTCGGGCTGGATTGTGGACTGGGGAACGTTTCCAAAGCAGCCCGTAGCCGATTTTCATCACATGCAGCCCCCGAGAACCATTCACGACTGGGCACGCAAGGCGTTCCCGCGGCAGGGCATGACGTGGGAGGAGGAGCACCGGGCGGCGATCGAAGAATGTTTGCGGACGCTGCCGCAGCCTGAGGGGCCGACGCCGGGGCCGATCCTCGTCGACAACCGCTGGCACAAGGCACAGCAGGTTGTGGAGTCTGTTTCGACCTCACCAGAATTTGCTGGCACCGTGGTTCCTGCCGGGGGCATTGCAGTCGGGGGCAACGACACCGCCATCTCTGCACGCAAAATGCAGCCCGGCTCGAAGCGCGTCGGCAAAGATGTTGAGTGGTATATCAAACGCGAATCAACCACTCGCAAAATCCTGCTGTTCGACGCCAACGTGTACCGCTCGCAACTCCAAAAAGGTATCGCCGAGGAACCCGGCAAACCCGGATCCATCACGTACAATTCGCCGTTTGCGGATCCAATCCTCGCTTCCCACCTCGCCTCGAAGTCCGTTCGCCTCACGGTCGACACCAAACGCGAACTGGAGATCTGGACCAACAAGCCTGGGCAGGACCAGGACCACTGGCTGGACTGCGCCGTAATGTGCCGCGTGGCCGCAGAACTCGCTGGGCTGCGGATCAATGGAGCACCCGTAACGAAGCCGCAACGACGCCGCCACACTGAATTTACGCTTGTAAAAAAGCCACGGAAGCGGGGTGGTGAATGAGCGTTCCGCAACAACATGGACTGAATCTGCCCGACGGATGCGGCATGTGTGGCTGCCCACAATTCGAGATCGTCCGACAATACAAAACCCGTGGATTCATCAACGCGATATGGAAATGCACGGTTTGCCTCGCTATGAATAGAACGCAGACGCCAAACGGCTACATCAAAAAAAAGATTGCAGAGGAGGCTGAGGAAAATGACACCGGAAGAAGCAGCCGCCGCCCCAAAAAGAAGCGTAATTGGTGGTGAGACGATCGAAGAGCACAGCCTGCAGGACCGAATCGCCTACGAGCGATGGAAGGCACAGCAGGACACCGCCGGCGAATTGCCCGCCGGCCGTTCGATGCTTCGACGCACGACGTTGACACACAGGAGACCATGACAGTGGATGACGCACAGCAGCCCGCAGCAGTCCCGCCGCGGATCACAAAACAACAGGCGAGGATCCGTAACCGCCGGCTTTCCATCCAGCAAGTCGGGCCGCAAAAGGTTCCGCTCAACGCTGCGTTTGACTACGCCGAAAGCAACCCGGAACTCAACGAGGTTTTCGCCCGCGCTCTCCATGAGTCCGGGCTGACTTCGTTTGACCGGGAGACCCGCCGGCGGTTAGTGGACCGCAGCCGTTATGAGATCCTGCAGGCCAACGAGTGGTTCAAAGGATCGGCCCGGCAGGCCGTGAACTGGGTTATTGGCCGCGGGCCGTTTTTGGAAGTCAAATTGGAAGGCAACACGACAGCCGCGCGGCAAGTCGAAAAACTCTTCAACGCCTGGTTCCGCTCCGTTGACGGCGCTCGCAAGATGCGAGTGATGCAATGGGCGAAGATCACTGACGGCTCGGGCTATGCCATGGTGACGAACAAACCGGTCCCGGAAGGCACCGTGTCGTTGAATTTCGTGCCGTTTGAGGAGGAGCAAATAACTGCGCCAGTGGGCTCAATATCAGGGAGCGACTGGAACACGCAGTACCTCCTCGACGGCATTGAACTCGACTCGCAAAACGACCCTATCGCGTACCACGTTTTGCCGGCACATCCGGCGGATGAATTCTCACTCAACACCCGCCGCGTTCTGGCGGAATACGTGATTGCCGTCTGGCAGTGGGAACGGCCGTCGCAACGCCGCGGATACCCGGAACTTGCCACGTCGATCGGCAAAGGGCCGATGATGCGGATTTACGATCGGGCCGTTATCGACGCTGCAGCCACGGCCGCAAAGCACACGGTTCTCGTCGAAACCAACGTCGATACCTTCGGCGATGGGGACGTGGCTTACGACCCCGTGGATCCCGACGTGCAAATGCAGATCGGCTACGGGATGCAGACCTTCCTGCCGGCCGGGCACAAGGCAACGCAACTGAAGCCGGAACAGCCCACGGCCTCGCACGAAAAATTCACCCGCACCAACGTGGCCGCCGCCGCCCGACCGCTCGGGCAGCCCGCACAGATTGCGACAGGCGACAGCGCGGGCATGAACTTCGCCGGTGGGCAGTTGGGCCGGCAAGACTACGAACTGGACGTGGATGTTCAGCGGCAAGACTGGGAAACCCACTGCCTGAACAAACTGCTCCGGCACTTCCTCGACGAAGCCGTTTTGCTCGGCCTCATCCCGGCCGCAATTGCCGCCGAAGCTCTCACGTCCCACGAGTGGAGATGGACGCGCCGCCGGCATCAGGACACCAACCGCGAATACACTGGACGGCAGAAGGCTTGCCAGTCCGGTCTTACGTCCCCCGCATTCTGGCAGGAGGATGACGGGGTAGACCCGGAGGAGGAGGACATCGCCGCCGCCAGGTCCTACGGGATCACCGTGGAGCAGTTCCGCGAAGCCCGTTTCCGCACCCTATTCCCTGAAGCCTCAATGGCAATCCTCGGACCGGGATTGTCTGCAGCACCAACGACAAGCCGACCGCCAGGAGACCAGCAGAATGGATAAGCCAATCACTCTCAGCGCCGCCAGCCCGATCACGTTTCCGTTGTTCGGTGGCCGCGCTCTTCTGGAAGCCTCCGCCAGCAACGACAAGATCCGGAAATTTCGGCTGCTGGCCTACACCGGGGGCAAAGCGTATTTGCCGACCATGTCTCTCCCCGTCGTGTTCGACCTTTCCACGCTCTCCATCGCTGATGGAATGCCGATTCCGGCGCTGCTGGACCACGATAACACCAAACCAGTGGGACACACCGAAGGCGTGCAAATCGGACCGGAGACGATCACGGGCTATGCAATCACCAGCGCGGAAACAGCCGCGCGGGATCAGGTTGTCATGAGCGCCGCAAACGGATTCGAATGGCAACTCTCCGTGGGCGTCGTGGCCGATCGGAACAATATTCAGGAGGTTCCAGAGGGTTCGATTCTACAAATCAACAATCAGATGTTGACAGGTCCATTCTTACTGGCTAGGAATGGGGAACTGCGTGAAATCACATTTACTGCCACCGGCGCTGATGCTGGTGGCGCCGTCGCACGCCTCGCTGCCAGTTTTGGCTCAGGAGCACCGATGAAATTTTCTCAGTATCTGCAGAGCCTCGGGCTGACTCTGGCGAGCCTGTCCGAAGCTGCATTGTCCGCCCTGCGGACCTCATGGCAAGCCGCACACCCCGGAGCGGAAGACGACTCCGCAACGCCCGCCGGCGACCCCGCCGCGCCACCGGAACCAGTTGCCGGCGATCCCGCACCGGCCCCGCCCGCCGCTCCGCCGGCATCGCCGCCGCCGACGCCTGCCCCGCAGCTCACCGACATCGAGCGACAGGCAGCCGAAGCCGCTCAGCGAGTGCAGGCATTGACCAGCCTCAGCGCCTCGCTGGGCAACCCCGAAATTACCGTCGGTGGCCAGCGCGTCAGCCTGCTCGCCCATGCCATCAGCAACCGCTGGAGCGTTGAGCGAATGGAACTTGAAGGCCTTCGCCAGCGACGACCCGAAGCCCCACGGGCAACCAGCGGCGGACGTGGCGAGCCGCAGGGCAACCGCGAAGTCCTGCAGGCCGCGCTTTCAGCCGCCTTCGCCAGCCGCCTCGGGGTGGCCAACGATCACGCCTGTTACACGGCATCGGCTTCCCGTCAAATGCGACGCCTCAACGCTTCGCTCACGCGACCGGTCAACGACTCGGTTCGGCAGCAGGCAATGGATTTTGCCGACCGCTACGCGGGGCATTCCATGGTGGACTTGTTCGCCGCCGCCGCTCGGCTGGACGGTATTGACCTCGGAGCACTTGGCCGCCCGTCCAGTGATGAATGGCTTCGCGCCGCGTTCTCGTCCACCTCGATCACTGACATGTATACGCAGGCCGTCAATGCCCGCGTAATGGCCTCCTACGTGGAGCAGACATCGCAGTTGATGGAACTGGTGATGGAATCCGACGTGCCCAACTTCATGCTCAACGAGCGGAAGCAGATGGAACTGCAGGGTGGCACCCCGCGACGTTTGCCGAATCAGGGCGTGGCGAAGGACATCACACTTTCCGCCACCGGCGAAGAAGTGCGAGCCTACATGTACGCCGACCGCTTCCAATTCTCGGAACAGGACCTGATCGACGAGCGATTTGACTCGCTTCGCTCGGCCGGTGACGTGATGGGCCAGCGCAGCCGCCGGCTGCTTTATGACCTCATCGCTTACGTTCTCATCGCCAACCCGAACATGAAAAACGGACGAGCGTTTTTCAACGCAACTGACGGCAACCTGCGGACAACCTCCGCACTCAGCCGCACCAACCTCCTTGCCGCTCTCACAGCGTTCGAAACGCAGACCGAAAACGGGGTGAACGTTGACGTACAGCCAACTCGGCTGATCGTTTCCCGCGCAAACCGCTTCGCTGCTGCCGAACTGCTCAGCCCAACCAGCCTGATCACTGGCGAAAGTGTTACCCGAACCAGCCTCAACGTGCTGGCCGGTCAGATTGGCGGAGTGCTGGCAGACGCCCGCATCGACAACGGTTTTCCCGACCCGCTTTCCACCGACGACGTGCCCGCCACCATTGCCGGCGTTCCCACGTCCTGGTGGATTGCCGACACCCGTCAGCCCGCAATCGAGCTGGTTTACGTGGCTGGCCTCGGCCGTGCTCCTCGTATGCGTTCCGGCACCCTCGGCAATGGCCAGTTCGGTTTTTGGTACGACTGCAGTATGGCCGCCGGTATCTCTCCGATCCGTCGCAAGTCTATTCAACGCAACAACCCCTGAGGGCTCATCCAATGCCGCTCGCACTTGTTACCCGGCGCTATATCGACGACGGCCTTCACGAGGCTGGCGACATTATCGAGTTGACGCCGGAACGGTTCGAGTCTCTGAAGCTGCAGGGGCTGGTAATCGAATCAGCCCCGCAGCCTGAGGCCGAAGAAACTCCTCCTCCCGAATCCAACCGCAAAGGCAAGAAATAATGCCCGCAGCAACCGTCCATGGTGAATACTCGATCGTCGAAAATGTGACCGCCGCCCGCGAAGTGCAAAGCGGCCACCTGCATCTCTGCCCCGATGGCCGCGTAGGCTATTACGGCGGGGCTCAGACCATTGCCAGCGCTGGCGTGATTCCATCGCTGGAAACCGAAATCGTTCTGAAAATTGAAGCCGGAAACTTCGCCGCAATTGCCGCTGGGCAGCCGGCGAACTTCAATTTCACAACCCAAAAATTGGTTCTCTCAGGTGGCACAAACATCGGCACCTACGTCAAAAACAAGGCCCTCAACGCTACCCACGGTATCGTGGTCTTGAACAACGCAGGCCAGCCGCTGAACACCGCTCAGGTTCCGACAACAACCACCGCCGCTCCATAATAAGCGGTCAAACGAAAACCTTTCGGAGCAGGTTGCAGTGCAGGAAGCCTGCAGCCTGTTTTTTTTGGCGAACAAATGACTCGGCGACTTGAAGCAGCCCAACACGTGAGATCCCGGACCCGGCAGGTTGCCGGCGTTACGGGAACGATCACGCGCGGGGATGACACGATTGCCGATGATATCACGATCGTTCGCATTTCCGCCGCCCGCTACATGCAACAGATGGGCGGTGAGTTCGTTGTGGACAGCCAAGAGCATGTCTGGCTGATCGGTGAGGACGCTTGTCCCGAAGACGTTGAGCTGGGCGACCTGCTCACCGTTGATGAGATCGAATACCGATTTTGCGAGTCTGCATCGACCGGCCGACACTGGCAATGGTGGGACGCTGAACAAACCGCGAAAGTCTACATTACGAGGGTCTGGCAATCATGAGCACGATGCCGACTCAGTTCGCCATTCGCATGACGGTGAAGCAGGCCAAACGCCTCTTTCTGGATCGTCCTGCAATCATCAATCGGCTCGACAAAGTTTCCCGCCGACGACTGGCAATTTTCGGTGGATACACGCTGCGGACCGCGCGGAATTCCATCAAACCTTCGCGTGATATGCGAGTGGACGAACTACCCGCAGACATCAAAGAACTGCTCGGAGAACTGGCACAGCCGCAAAGCGTTAAACGCGACCAGCGAGGCCGATTCCTTGCAGGCGCTCGCAAGGCTCAGGAACTGTCAGTCCGGGAACTGGTTTCCCCATGGCCGCAAACCACTGGGACACCGGGCAAGCCGCCGCAATTCGCCCGCAGTTACACGTATGGCGGGAAGAAGTTTTCGAGGTTCAAGGACCTCATCGTTTTTATCGTCGAACCGAACCTTGCATCCGTGGTTATTGGGCCGATCATATTCGACCGCAACGACGTTCCCGGCATCCTCGAAGAGGGCGGAATGTCAAATTCATACGTGCCGAATTGGTTCCGTTTGCCAGATGGGAAAATCCGGTCGAAGTTCACCAAAAAAGCCAAGCGAATCAAGCCACATCCGTACATGGGGCCAGCGTTCGACATTGCTCTTGATCGTCAAGTTCCTCGCATTTTCCGGGAGATTTTCTGATGGGCTACAAACACGGCCTTCGCAATAAGTTCTATGTGAGCTCAACGCTGCATCAGGCTGGTACGCCGATCACCTGGTCCGAACTGGACTTGGCCGAATCGGTGGGCAATGAAGACAGCCGATCTGAAGCGGAAGTCATTAACCGCCGCGGGGATTTCGTTTTGTACGGCACCGGGAAACGCACTGTGACATACACCGTGCCGTGCACGTTCGACCCGGCCGACGCCGCACAGGCAATTCTGTGGACCGCCTACCGCAACGGGACGCCCGTGGCCATTGCCGACATGGATGGCGCGATCAACGTCAATGGCACGAAAGGGATGTTTATTGACTGCGTCGTGGTCAGTGCTCCGAAGCCGCAGGACCTCGCCGCATTCGACACGGTGGAATTCGGCATCAAGCCGGCAGCCGCATCTGTATACACTCCAAACTACACCACAATTTCCGGCGCGACCACAACGACCGCCGCACCGTAATTTTACCCATCCCATTCTCTGACTCATTCGGGAGAGATCAGTGAGTAAGCCACTCGTTCCGCATTATGTCCGCAACGCTGACGGCACTTTGAGCGAGCCATTCTACCCAGTGCCCTTCATGACGCTCGACGAAGCCCGCAAAGCGGGGCCGGAAAAAATGTCCGACCCCAATTTTATTCAGGCGAAAATCGACGCCGCTTTGCAGGCTGCCAGTCAGCCCGCGGAGGAGGGTGAAGGCTAATGCCGCACGTCACACTAAGTTTTGGCAGGACGCTGGAATGCGAGGCAACGCTGGGCCTCTTGCGTCGCATCAAACGCATCCACAACATCGACCTGCTGGGGGCTGACTCAAAGGCATTCTCTGAATTCCTGTCGTCGTCTGCAGTATGCTGGCCCGTGGTGTGCGAATTCTTCGGGCTGCAATCCGTTGAGGAGCAGGAGGAACTGGCTGACAAAGCGAAGGGGGCCGACGTTGCGGCGCTCATTCGCGGGGTGACGGAGTCCCTCGAAGATTTTTTCCAGACGTGCGGCGAGCCGGACAAAGCCGCCGCACTGAGGAAAGCGATTCAGACGATTCAGGCCGGCCGGCAGGCTCTCGCCACAAAGATCAAAGAGACGGATCTGGAAAGCGAAGTGGCGAAAGAGATGCTGAGTCTGGATCTGATACCGCCGACGAGTCCCCGTGGGACCTAATTTGGGCCGCTGCCGGACGACTCCGGATGAATCCCGAACCTTACACCTGGCGGGAACTGGACCTAATGGACCACTCCCTCAGGTGTGAGGAATGGGACAAAACCGCATCCATCATGGCCGCCGTGGTGAATGCTCAGCGAACGAAAAACCCGATCGAACCCGACAGGCTGAACCCGTACAAAAAGCGCCGCAAGGCGAAGAAAAAACGCCCCGAAGTTTCTCCGCTCTTGCGATGGTTGTGAGGCTATTCAATGGCATCAAGTCGTTCCGTCAGAGCGGGCCGCGCGTTTGTGGAATTCTTCCTCGAAGACAATCCACTGAAGCGCGGATTGACAGTCGCAGAACGCCGACTCCGACAGTTTGGCGCGAGTGTGCAGAAGATCGGCACAAAGGCCTTCGCGGCTGGCTTTGGTGGCCTCGCCGCGACGGTCCTGCCGGTCTCTCAGATGATTGCGTTTGATGACGCCATTCGGATGACCGGGGCTGTCTCGCAGTCCACCGATCAGCAGTTGGAACAGTTGCGAAACACAGCACTTGAACTGGGCCGCACCACGTCTTTTACGGCTGCCGAAGTGGCTGGGCTGATGGGCGAACTGGGCCGCGCTGGCTTTTCGCCCGATGAGATTGATTCGATGACCGCAGCCGTCCTGAATCTATCACGGGCCTCGGGTACGGATGCAGTGATGGCATCGGGAATCATGGCCGCGACGCTCCGCCAATTCTCCCTGGGCGCTGAGCACGCCACCCGCGTTTCCGACGTGTTGACGCTCGCAGCAAACGCCACATTCAACAGTGTGGAGCAACTCGGCGAAGCTCTCAGCTACGCCGGCCCAGTGGCTGCCGATTTGGGGATGTCACTGGAAGACACCGTGGCAATCCTCGGCACGTTGGGCAACGTCGGTATCCAAGGCAGTAACGCCGGCACCGCACTCCGCCGCCTCGGCACAATCACGGCCGCAGAGGCGGACAAAATGCGGGAGTTATTCGGCGTCGAATTCCTCGACGCTGCAGGCAATCTCAGGCCGCTTGTGACTGTGATGGGCGAACTCGCCGCGGCAACAAACAACCTGCCCGCAGGCGAACGTATCGCAAAAATGAACGACGCCTTCGGGCTGTTGGGCATCACGGGAGCGACCGTGATGGCAAACACGGCAGCAGACACTCAGGAACTCGCAAAGGCCCTCCAGAACGCTGGTGGCGTGGCACAGCAGACCGCACAAAAAATGGATGCCGGACCTGGCGGAGTGTGGCGGCGATTCATGAGCGCTCTCGAAGGAGCGGGAATTGCAATCGGCGACGCGCTCGCCCCGATGCTGACGCAGTTGGGGGACTGGATCACCGAAAACGTCGGCAAGGTCACCGAATGGATCGGGGCGAATGGGCATCTCATTGTGACGGTCGTCAAATTATTCGCCGCTCTCGCCGCAGGGGCCGTCGTTCTCATCACCATCGCCAAACTGATGGCTGCGCTTTCGGTTGTGGCTGGCGTTCTCGGGACGGTCGTTACGGCAATGATGTCACCGTGGATTTCCATTCCGGTGATTCTCGGAGCTGCTGTTGTGGCGATCATGCACAGCACTGGAGCATTGGCCGATCTCACTTCGCAAATTTCGGCGAACTTCATGCCGGCTTGGAATTCGATGGTGGCACTCATCAAGGCTGGCGATTTTGAATCTGCCATGAAACTGGCATGGGTGGGCATCAAGTCCGCAGTCCAGATGGGCATGATTGAAATGCGAGCGTATTTCAACGAAGGGCTGATGTTCCTGAATGAAATCTGGATGTTTTTTTGGGATCAGGCTGCAAACCTTCCGGCTGAATTGTTTGCCGAAGTCAGAGACGGACTGCAGGCATTGGTTGACTGGGGAAACCGTCTCATCGGCCGTGATGTGCCCGTGCGGAAAAGCAACGTGGAACGACTGGCGGATGAACAGCGAGCACGCGAAGACCAGAGGCAGGAAGAATATCAGCAACAGCGCGAAGCGTATAATCGCGAGATGGATGCTGTGAAGCGGGAACTTGATGCCGCTGTTGCAGCAGCAGACCAGCGGGCCGCGGAGATCAAAGCTGCGGATGACGCTGCAGCGGAACAGCGCAAAGCCGAAGCGGAGGCACGCGAGGCAGCCGCAAAAGCGGAGCGCGATGCACTGATGGCACAGATGCAGCAGGCAGGGCAGGCACCTCCAGGGCAACAACTCACGAAAGCACTGCAGCAGGGAGCCGCGGAGACCGCACGCGCCCAAACCTACGGCATTGAAGCCGTCTCGAAAAACTCCGTGGAAGGCCAACGGGCAATCTACGAGGCGCTAGACCAGCGGACACAGGCAGAGGATACTACGGCTGCAGTCAAAAGCCTTGAGGGCACACTGGAAGACGAGTTTGAGCGGACTCGCAGAGAAAACCGACAGAACCCAACCATCAGAGGAAGCCGAAAATGAGCACTAATCCGGCGACACTCTGGCGGCGCGAACTGGCGAAGGAGCGGGATGGCGAACTGTCATTCCCTCAAACTGGACTGCCCGAACGCCGCGTGACGGAGACGTGGAACCTCATCTGTCTGACCGACGAGGCGGACATGACGGAGGACTTGGCCGTCCAGATCTGGCCGGACCTCTCGCCAGGCGTTTATCGAGGCGATGGGTACTACATCGAACGCCTGCAGATCAAACAAATCGGCGATTCGGAGCACTGCCAGGCCGTCACGGAATTGGTATTCACGGCCGGGCCGAATCGTGAAGGCTCATCAAAAGACCCAAACCCGCTCCGCCGGCCGATCGAGTGGGAACTGGAGACGGACTACGAGGAGAAGGCGACGGAGGTTGACGGCGAAGGAAACCAACTGGTCAACACTGCCGGGGAGCAGATTATCGGGCTTGTCCGCAACGACCCGATTCTGGTTTTCTCCGCCGTTCGATACATCACCAACATCCCGCTTTGGCTGGGAGATTTCGCTGAAGAATGTGTGAACTCTGAGCCGGTTGATTTGGATGGCTTTGTGGCCGCGCCTGAGACGCTGAAAATGCGGGGCGTTCGCCTTTCCCTGCCACAATATACTGAGATCGACGGCCGCGAAATTCGCTACAGAGAACTGCCGTTGGTGTTCCATTACAAAAAGACGACGTGGCGGGAACAGTACCTCAATCAGGGCATGACGGAGTATTTTGCACCGCGGCCGATTTACGAACAATTCCCAATCTTTGGTTCTCGCCTCATCGGCTACACTCAGGCCGTTCGCAGGCCGTGCTTGGACTCTTCGGGAAAGCCAGTGGAAAAGCCGGTCCCACTCAACAAAGATGGGCAGCAAATCCGCGAATACAAAAACGTGGCACCGCCCGGACAGACACCGCAGTTTGAGTGGGTAGTGAAAGAAATCCTCGACAAGTCGGACCTGCATTTCATCGAATATCTGATTCCAAAAAAACTCGATTTTAACCTTCTGCTGACATAAGGGCCGCGTGATGGCAATCAATAAATTCAGGGGCGACGCGACGCCGCTGCAGAAAATCGTTCGACTTGTTTCGCCTGGTGGCACGGGACTTGTGCAGGCAGAAATCCGCTGCGGCACGCGCCTGTTTTCGTTCCCCGAATGGAACGCGGGAGCGATCGTCACGGCGCTCAACAATGCAGGCGTGCCGGAGTTTGCCAATATCGCATTCACCGCCGATCCGGAGACGGGCGACGTAGTGGCGACTGGGCCGCTCGACGACGATTACACGTTGACGCTCACATACCGCCCGACCGTGACAATCACGAACGAGTTCGGCATCACGCCAGTGAACCAGATCACGGAACTGAATTTCGCGGGCGCACGTGCGGGCACGTATACGCTTACCATCAACGGGCTGACAACCGGAGCGATTACCTACGGCGACTCCGCTGACCTGATCAGCAAAATCAACGCCCTGAGCGGATGGACTGCCGGAGATGCTGTGGTTCGCTCGCAAACGCCGGATTCTGTGCTGATCGAATTTACTGGCACACTCGCCGCAACGCCCGTCTCTGTGGTGATGGACGCAACAAATCTCCGCAATGGAACAACAATTTTCATCGACCAAAAACGAGCATACACGCCTGGCCCGCATGATGTGTGGATGCTCGGGATCGAACAGAATGAAATCATTACGATTACGATTGACGGAAACGCTGGATCACTGCGAAGCGACGCGGGGCTTGAGGCAACGCGGCAACTCATTAAATCACTGGCGACGAACGCCGTGGAAGTCTACGGCGGTTTTCTTGCGTCTGGGGCGGACATCGCCCGTTCGCACTACATCTTGGACTTCACCGGCTACACGTCCGCCAGCCGCCCCACAATCAGCATTTCGGGTGGCACCGCCTCCGCTCTCAAGATCTTAAACAACCCAACAACGGCACTGACGACAACATCTCAGTTTGCCAGCAATGAATCTTCAGCGGGATACCCTGCGCATTACATTCTGGACTTCACGACGGGAAACACGATTACCCTCGAATACGAAGGGCAAACGGTCACAATCACCAACGCCTTCGCCAACGTGCAGCCGGACTACGCCAACACTGCACAGCACACAGCCTACGAAAACGCTGTTGCCGCCGCAGTGTTTGCTTTGAACGACCGCAGTAACTTCACCGACTTTCGCGCCTCTGTCGGACGCAAAATTGGCGGGGCCGCAAACTGGGGCGATGTCACATACGCTCCATATTCGTTCTTTCACCCGCAAATCTTCCACATCGTCGACAACGCGCAGAACCTCACCGGGGCTGCCATCGGGCCGTCTTTGCGGCAGATCGGCGGAAGTGGTACGCTTCGCCTTATCAATCAGCCTGGAAGCGCGGAAGCAGCTGCAATCCATCGCGTGTGGCTTCCCGCAAAATCTTCCAGCGGCACGTTCCAGTTGGTGTTCCCCGAAGGCACAACGACCGCATTCCAGTGGAACGCATCGGCCGCGACGATTGAAGCCGAACTGGACGCACTGATCGCCTCTGGCCTCTCCGTCTCTGGATCCGGTACACCGTCGGCACCGTGGGAAATCACATACACGACGGCGCTCAAAACGCGACCGCTGCCGACACCCCGCAACGTGGCAATCGGCGGGTATGGTATCGGCGAGGCGACGACGCTGGCATCTGCAGTGCAAGGGCAGACGCAAACGGCGGAAATCACTGTCTCCAGCAACGCCGTTTCCGGCTCGTTCTCCATCAACATGGGGCAGCAGGGGCCGGTAGTTGTCCCGCTCAACACGTCCGCATCGACGCTGCGGACGCTGCTGGCAACGCTGCCGGCAATCGGCGACGAGGATAACATCCTTGTCACCTACAATTCAGCCTCACAATCCTACGAAATCACCTTCACGTCGGCATTGGCAAACCGCTTACTCCCGGGCTTCAGCCTCGCCCGCAACAGCCTTGACGTCATCACGGCGAACACCATCAGCGTCACTCAGCGAGCCACTGGGCCGCGAAACTGGGCCGACCCGCTGAACTGGTCTTTGGGGCGTTTGCCGGCCGCGACGGATGAAGTGGTGATTGACGGCGCCGACGATGACATCACGTATGGACTTCGGCAGTGGGTGATGGTGCAGACGGTGGCGACATACACCCCGCAACCGACAACCACCACTAGCACGACCACAAGCACGACAGGCACGCCGCCGAATTTGCTGACGAAATTGCGAGCGATCGGGAGCCATGATTTTCGTAACGGGCAAGAGGTTCGATTGACGACATCCAGTGGCCTTCCAGGTGGGCTCTCGACCGGCACGACCTATTACGTGCTGGACGCAAACAACGAGGATGGCACGTTCCAGTTGTCCGCAACGGCCGGCGGTTCGCCGATCACGATCACATCGGCCGGAACTGGCGTGCACTACTGCGGTTTGCTGGCCTCTGCAGTCCGAATCACTTCGCAGTTTGCGGACGAACTCGGACGCGAGGAACGCATCGCCGCCGGGGCCGTGGAATACCGTCCTCGATACCTGCAGATCGGGCTGGCATCTGGTTCGCTGTGCGAGATCGGAGCGGGCGTAGGGCGAGGCTCTTCGCTGATTCGCCTTGATTTCGGGCGCTCGGCTGGTACTCTTCGGCTGCTGCGATCGTCAACAACTGCGGAGCTTGACCGCCAGGCCGTCTGTATTCTGTCCGCTGTTTCGACGTTGGACGTGGAGGTGGTTTCTGGTGAGTTGGGAGTTGCAACGTTTGACGAAGACACATCAACCATTGGGACGCTGACACAGAATTCCGGGACCGTTGTTTGCGGCAACGTGACGGCCTCGGAGATTATCAAAACAGGCGGCCGGCTTCTCAGCCGGAATCTCTCCGTCACAGGCAACGTGGGCATTCGCGGGTGAACTAAATGAGCGCCGATTTTTACGCAATCGAACCAGACGATCGGCGCACGTTCAATGAACTTTGCGACTGGTGGCGGAGGCAATCTCCGGGAACGCCGCAATACGCTCCGCAGTCCCCGGGGCAGGCCGTCCCGATGATGCTCCTGCAAGCACCGCAGGGATGGACGCAGGGCCGCTATTGCCCGATGGTGGTTGATCCGCTTTACCCGTATGCCTACGACGTTTGTCTCATCGGCTATCCGGCCGCGTATCAGACCGGGCTTGTGGAGTCCGGGACGTTCCGCGTTTCGTGGCGTGGGGTGCAGTCAGAACCTATCGGCTTCAACGCAACCGCGCTGCAGTTTCGGGCCGCTCTACCACCTGGGCTGCGTGACATCTGTAAAGTCACTGGCGGGGCAATTTCGGAGGTAACTCCAGACGGCCGCGGGCAGACGTTTTACCCGGGCCGCTGGTTCGTTTCGCTTCCGGAGCGGATCCCGGAACTGCAGGCCGTGGCACTCAATCAGGGCAATTTTGATACGCTCATTCTCCGCGTTTCAGAAAGCCCGCTCGCCGCCGCCAACGACGTTTACCGCTGCTGGGCTCTCACCAATCGCACGACCGCCCCGCGAATTGCAGTCGGGGCTCTCGCATTAGGCTGGTACACTCAGGGAATCGGGCTGATCGTGGGCGTGGTAGAGCCTCGCATCTACGAGGCATACCGGGGCGAGCCGATTTATCCGGAGCCGACCACGACAACGCCGGCACCAACGACCACGACCACGAGCACAACGACTGCAGCCCCGACAACGACAACGGCAGGGCCGACCACAACCACGACGCCGTCGGGAGTGACAACAACCACGACACCGGCACCGACCACGACCACAACGACAACCACTGGGCCGCCAGTTGTCACAACGACATCGACGCCGGAGCCGACCACAACGACGACTGGGGATCCGGGGACGACCACAACGGCCGCACCGACAACGACCACGACTGGCGAGCCAACCACAACAACAACCGCCGCGCCAACCACGACAACACAGCAACCGACAACGACAACGCCAGCACTGCCGACCGAAGACCCAAATCCCGGCACCACCACCACCACGACAACAACAGCACCCCCATAATTTCAGGCTAACCCATGAGCAAACCGCGTCTCACAATCGGCATCGCAACGCACAACGATTTCGACGGGCTGTACTTCAGTTTGAACGCTCTCCGGATGTATGTTCCGGACGTATCAGAGTGTGAACTGATCGTGGTGGATAACGCTCCGGAGTCCCGCGCGGGCAAGCGGGCAGAGGGCCTCATCGCTCACATCAACGCCGGGCGATCGGCACCGAAACCGGGCGACACAATCGCCGCACATTCCGCCAGGTGGATCCCGTTCGGCGGCATCGAAGGCACCGCCGCACCGCGGCAGAAGATTTTCGACGAGGCAGCCGCTGACTGGGTTCTAGTAATGGACTCGCACGTTTTGCTACATCCGATGGCGCTCCCGGCCTTGTTCGACTTCATTGACCGCAACCCCGCTTCCCGCGATTTGATTTCGGGGCCGATGATGCTCGACAGTCACCGCGGCATTCTGACGCAATTCGACGACATCTGGCGGGATGGCATGTGGGGCATCTGGGGACACGACCCACGGGGCGAGCATCCGGATTTCGGCGGTGAGTTTGAGATTCCCGCCATGGGCCTCGGGCTGTTCGCCTGCCGCCGCGAGGCATGGCTGGGCTTCAATCCGCACTTCAGGGAATTCGGGGGCGAGGAGTTCTACATCCACACCAAATTCCGCCAGGCCGGGGCAACGTGTTTGTGCCTGCCGATGCTTCGGTGGCAGCACCGTTTCGGGGATCCGGAAGGCGGGCGCAAATCTCCGCTTTCCCTTCACGGCAAAGTCAGAAACTACATCCTCGGGCATCAGGAACTGGGCATTCCACTTGACCGACTCCGCCGCCATTACGTGGAAGGCATCAACGAAGACACCGGGAAAGCCGAATCAAAGGACGGCCGACTCAGCCCGCTCCAATTCGACACCCTCGCCCGTATGGCCGAAACGTATCCGCCTGTCTCCGCCTTCATCAATTGAGACCCGCCATGCACGTCTACATCACATCTCGCAACCTGCTTTCCGCCGTGGAATTGGCGCTGCAGATCGAAGCGCAAAAAGGCGTTACGGGCATCACCGTCATTGACTGTGCGAGCACATACCAGAGGCTCTACAAACAATACGCCAGCCTGCCGGCGTGGATGGATATTCACTACGCCAAAAACCTCGGGCCGCGGGCCGCGTGGGCTGCGTTCCAGCCGGTCCCGCCGTATGTTGTCACTGATGGAGATCTCTCGATTGCCGACTGGCCAGAGGATGGGCTGTTGAGGCTGCGGAACATCGCGGCAGACTATCCCCAACACATCAAGGTCGGAGCCGCTCTACGCATCGACGACCTGCCGGAAAACGAGATCACAAAACAAGTCATCGCCCACGAATCGCAATTCTGGACGCGACCGCTGGGCAACGACCTTTTCGCCGCCGACATAGACACCACACTGGCCGTCTACAACGTGCCGACGTGGGGCGGGTACGGTCCGGCAATCCGTCACGGTGGGCTGCAGGCGCGGCACTTGCCGTGGTATATCGACCCCGCAAACCCGCCCGCCGATTACCTGCACAATCTCACACAGGACGAGGACATCCCATGCAGTCACTGGACAGCGAAACTCCGGCAAGCCCTCCCACGGTAACGTGGATCACTCCGACGTATTGCCGCCCGCAAACGCTGGCAAATCTCATCGCCTGTTTCCACGCGCAGACTTACCCCGCCGACCGCCTGAGGCTGCTGATTTTGGACGACGTGGGGCAGTATCCCAGCCAGCCTTCCGGAGACCGCTGGGAAATCGTGTCGATCCGGAAGCGGTTCGCGAGCCTCCCCGCGAAATTCAACGCGTTGGCGGGGCTGTGTGACAGCGATATCATTGTGGTGGCGGAGGACGATGATTCGTTTCTGCCGGAACACACCACATGCCACGTTCTGGCACTGGACGAAGGCGACTTCAGTAAGCCCAGCCGCGTCCTGTCCGACTATCAATGCCGGATCGGCGAGCACCGCGAGGAGCAGGCTGCAGGGCGGTTTCACGGATCGGTCGCGTTCTGGCGTTCTCACTGGGAACGAAAGGCCGGATGGCCGCTCTCCCATCAGGCGAATTTCGACCAGCAAATGATGACCCACTTTGCCGCGGAATCCATCACCGTGGACCCCTGCCGATTTGGCCCGCCGCAATATGTTTTCCGCTGGCACACCGGGCACTTTCACGGGCAATCGCAGGCGACTGGACCGGAGGACGCCGAATGGTATTCGCGGTTCTCTCGCAACGCTGAGCCGGTGGAGACGATCGTTCCGAAACTTGACCCCTACACAGAGGCGCTCTATGAATCCCTCAAGTATCGGAAACCCGTGGAACCCCATGCCGGGTTGGAGATTCCCGGGGCCAATGGATGAGGCGCGGGCGCCGTTCAACCTGCTGGGCAATCGTGGGGCGTTTGACGCTGTGGGCGTCCCCTACGCCTTCGGGGTGTGGTTCGGCGATCAATTGGTGGACATCTGCCGCCGCGTGCTGCAGACCGTGGGCGGAGTGACGTGGCTCGATAACGACCTGCGAATGCGACTGGAGGCAGCATACGGCGAAGCGAAAGGACGCCAGGTGTGGGCGGACATCATGAACTGGCGTTTCTGCCACACCCGCAACACTGGATCACCGCCGACGGCAAACGAGGGATTCTACTGGTGGGGCAGCGGCTACGAACACCCGAATTGGGTGGGCAATATCTGGACGATTGCCGTGAACGACTTCCGCCCGCCTGGGGCCGTGTTCGCGGCACCTCCAGAGGAACCATATCCCAGCGAGGATGGCAGACCGTGGATACTGGAAGGCGACGATTTGCGCCGCTGGTCGATGTTCCCAAACACCGCTCCGCGCCGCGTGGCAATAGTGACGCCGAATCCGCCGTGGGAGCGATATGACCTGTATCAGACCTACGACGCCGGCCAAGCCGATTCCCTGCCGGCCGACGTGTACAGGGCTGGCACATTCGTTTTCCCGTCAGTCACGCTCTACGGATGCACGGCGGGGATCTTGGGCAACAGGGTGAGACTGGAGCCGGTGCAGGTTTAGATTTCAGCGAATGTCCAACCGAATCTGTTCTCTTAAAAAATTTGCAAAAACCCTCGATTCATGTGGGAACCGTCGGGCTGCCGGTGTGGGGCCGCTAAATCGGCGAAGTCCTCGGGCTGCATCTCTTAGGTCAGGAACTGTTGCCGATTGCTTCCAACAGCGGATGTAAAGCTCAGCAATCTTTGAGCCCCGCTCCGTAGCAAATCCGATCCCTCGCGCCAGGTCTTCAAGAAACTCGCCGCAGTTGGTCAGGCCCCAACGCGCGGAGGGGAAGCGGTCGATTGCAGCCACTGCCGCATCTACCTCATCCGCCGCACGTTCCAGCATCTCCGGGAGTGCCTCGGGGTTCTGAAGAATCGCCCTCGTGATCTCAACTGAATCCATGATGGCCGCCTCCTGAATTGCGGTTTCCTGAAATGAAAAAGCGAAGGGCAGCCGGTCAGGATACCGGTTTTCGGGGATCAGCCTATCCCATTCGCGTATCAGGCATCATAAGAGCTAGTTTTTTCGGCGTCAACGCTTTTGCACCAATCCGCCAAGAATGCCTGTTCAGCTCATTGATGCCAGTTCAATGCCGGTTCAATGCCAGTTCCCATAGTCACCACACGATTTGTGGCATTGCCACGGGATTTGTGGCGGAATAAATTTTCGGAATTCCGCGAAAATGGTCTCGATAGGTGTGGACATATTGCCGTCTAGGTGCGATACTCCTTGCATGCGAGCCAGTGAGGCGAGCGACCGAATCACCACTGGGAAGGAATGAAAGCCATGTGCGACCTGACTTACAAAAACCAGCCCTGCCGAATCCTTGGAAATGGCGAAGCTGTTCGCCCCTGCGACTGCTGCGGAAACACATATCTGGAAAAGGTTGTGTTCATCGAGGTGGAAGGACAGGTTTTGCAGATTGGCCGCGTTTGTGCGAGCAAGGCAATTTACGGCCGTGCGGACATGGCCGCGAAACTTTGGAAGAAAGCAGAAGAAGCCGCACGCCGTGCGAAGCGTGAACTGAAGGAAGAAACCGAACGAGCCGCTCACAGGATGGTGCACGCCCTGCAGGTTGACGGTGACCCGCGAAATCAGGCCCTGTATGTTTACATCAGCACTGGCCGCAAATGCGAGAATCGCCGCCTGTTCCGCAATGGTGATTGGTGGGTGGCGGTCGACACCGGCTGTCAGCAGGATGTCGCACGATGGCACGGCATGGGATTTAGCCGCTGGAATCCAGCAGGCTGAAACAAAAGGGGAAACTCCCGGAGCCTGACTCGCTCCGGGAATTTTTCGGAATTCCGCGAAAATCTTCCGGAGTACTCTGGACAAATCGAAGTCCAGAGACGATACTCCTTCTACCGCGAGCGACTGACGCGAGCGAAGACAGCGAAACAACGAACAAAGAATGACGACAATGACAACAGCAACCGCAGCACCAGCCGTTTGTGACCGCCGCAAAAACATTCTTGTACAGGGTTCAGTTGTGCGATATGACGCCTTTGTTATGTGTTATCGTGCTGTGGTCTTGGAAGTACACCCAGAGGAACTGGCAAGCGAGGGCTGCGGTCACTATGTGACAATTGCTTTGGTGAAAATGAATCGAATTCAGAAGGTTTCATCGCGAAATCTTGACTTGGTCAAATGGTAATCCAGCCCGCCAAACACCCCGGGGAGACCGGCCCCGGGTTATTTTTCAACACCACAATTTTTTGGAGTCCATCCAATGCCCCAATGCCGAACATGCGCCACCGAATTCCCCGCCACCGCCGCCGGCCGCGGCCGCCCCGTGGCTTACTGCTCCGACGAATGCCGGCTGCAGGCTGGGCGAGTCCGGAAGCGCGGCAAGAAATCCGCGATCGACGCCCGACTGGAAGCCGTTATGCAGCGCATCGACGAACTGGAACGCCGGATTAATTTTCTGGCCATTCCGGAAAATTCGCCGGAATAGGTGTGGACAACAATTTGGCCAGTCGATACTATCCTCACACCCGCAGCGAATGACGCTGCGGGATTCACCACACAAGACAGGGAGTTCACCACAATGAGCACGACCATCAACAGCACGTGGCAGACCATTGCAATCGTCAACTACACCGGCGCTGTCGCAACCCCGCAAAACTACGACGCACACGGCGGCGTCTGCCTGCTGGAGGCCCGGCAGGGCACAAGGGAACTGCTCGGACGCAAGGTCAACAGCACTGGTCGACATCGCGAAGTCAGCAAGGCGTTCGCCCTGTCCGCTGACCAGCTCGCACAGTGGCAGAAACTGGCCCGCTGATTCGTTCCCCATCACCACACCGCTCAGGAGTCACCACAATGTCCACACGCACCGCCCGCAGCGCATACGCTACCCGCTTTCACCGTGACGGCTCCGTGACCGTCTGGAACTGCCTTACGCAAAACTGGCACCGCTGCTACAGCATGACCGACGAGCTGGTCGCCACGTTTAGCGAGCCGGAGCGCTCCCGCATCATGCGGCACCTCGGAATCATCTGACATCGCGTCAGCCGACCCCGCGGCGGTTGGTCCGCGGTTTTCTTTCATCACCACACATCGCACAGGAGTTTCCCATGTCCAACGAACACAATGAAGCCGTTTCACAGATCCTTGATCATCTGGCCGCGGCATACGCTGGGCACTCGCAGTACTCGCTGTCACACTTGGGCACTGCTCTGCAGTGCCACAGACACAACGGCGGATGGGGCCTGATCCCGGTGGCTGAGTTGGCTGCGGCGGCGGCCAGCGTCCTTGCTGAGCGGTGGGAATGGGAGGCAGAAGAAGAGGCGACGGCCACGGCCGAAATCCGCCAGGCCATGCGGCAGGCGGAGAAGCGGCAGGCAGAGCACGATACCCGCGAGGCTCGCCGTCAGATGCGGCGGCCCGCCGAATTCGAGGCTGTCGATCAAATTATGGAGACCTGTCGGAAGGTGATCCGGAATTGCGAGTTGACAATCGGCGTCCCGATGCAGGACGAGCCCGCGCTGGCCGGTTTGGCGCTGGCATCCGCTCTTTCGGACGGCATTGTACGCACCCGCTCAGAGGGCGAGGATTACGAAGAATGCACGCCGGAAGAGGCTGCTGATTTTGCGAGCGGATACCTCTGGCCCGACAGGTTCGAGGCTGGTTTTGCCGAGGAGTCCACCGTGATTGCATGGATTGCAGAGGCGGCCAACACCTGCAGCCTGAACCTCGCCTGAAACACTCCTCCCGGCGCCTCAGCGGGAGTTCTGGGGCATCTTTCACCACCCATGATCCCGAAGCAGTTCTCGGGAACATATCACCACAGATCGAGAGGCTATGATGCGAGTCACAGAAATTTTCATGACGCCACAATTGGCGGCGCAGATGCTGGCTAAAAATGATGGCAACAGAGAATGCCGACAGGCAACTGTCAAATCCTACGCTGCCGAGATGTCAGCAGGGCAGTGGCGAACAACGCACCAGCCAATCGCTGTTGATGAGACAGGGCGGTTGGTCGATGGGCAGCACAGGCTGGCTGCAGTGATCGCGGCAAACTGGTCTGGAACAATGCTGCTGGCGACCTATGGCAGCACAGAAGAGACTTTGCAATTGCCAGTAGACCGCGGATTGAGACGCACAATATTTGATGTGTTGGTCAAGCCGCGAAGTCACGTTGAAATCGTCACGCGGTTGGTTAAACACACAACATCGAAAACCGCTGCTCCGCATCAGGTCTCTGCAATTCTTTCAGTTCACGAATCCAAAATTGAACGGATTCTGACGCTGTGCGTGGCGCGAAAGAGAGTCGTTGGTAGTGCGTGCGCAATGGCTGCTCTTTTGCTGACCGCATATGCTGACAGGACTGATGAGGAAATTGACGAATCACTGCAGCAATACTCCTTGTTTTTTCAGCAGCAATACGAACACATGTGGCCGCATGTGCGTGCGTTTAATGGCTGGTTGGTTACTGGCTCAGGATCGCGAGCCACAGCACAAAACGCTAGTTCTGCGGAGGAGTTATTTTTTCGCATTTACCTTGCCTTTGATGTCAAGCGTAAAGACCTGAAGATTAGCCGCGTGAATCATCGTGATATTTTGAAGGCGGAAGTCACACAGCGTGCAAAGTCTTTCATCGGTGAAATGATGTAACAACAACCGCCCCGGCTGGTGCCGGCTGTGTGGTGACAGTGCGGGTTCGATTCCCGCGGGCGGATTCTGGTTCTGTTTTGATACCATCACAGGAGCGATGACGATGCAAGACCCAACGCCGGAAGAGATCCGCGAACGGTGCGAGGAAATCCAGCGGGAACGCCGTGAGCGGGAGCGGCTGCTGGGCGAGCGCCGCCGCATGCCGGAACCGTACACCATCCCCGAAGTCCGCGTCCGCGGCGTGCAAGCCGA